CTTCTTTATAATATTTATGATATTAATTACATTATTCATAATTAAAAGGGGTTAATTGCTTAACTCCTTTATTCTTTTTAAAATAATATCATCTTCTAAACCAAACAATTTACAAATAACATAGGCCATTACAACATTATAAACATTATATCTTGCTTTTAATGGTGAATAAATTTTAATCTTTTCATCCCTAAATTGAACTCTTTGTTCAGATTTAGCTTTCGAAATGAGCGTTGATGCTCCACCAGTGGCTTTGCCTTGATACTTGATTTTTAAAGCTCGGATACCATTCTCTTCTTCAGACGCTTTCCAATCTAAATTATGCTTACCCACATCAATAATTGTTAGCGCGTGTTTTGTTGCCCTAACAATCTCTTCCTCCGACGCTTTCTGCAAGGTCATGTCCGTAATAAGATTTGAAATCATACCCATTTGCTTGTGTTCCGTTTCGGAGCCTTTCTTCCACGGGCTTTCAGTCCCTTTAGGACGAGCATACTTTTCTTTTGGATCGAATCCTTGCAACCCCTTGAGCAATGGATCTGTTCTAAAGTTCTGGCCTTTCGTCGGAATGACAATGACGGTATCGCCATCAAAATCTGCGCCTGAAAGCTGTTCAGCAACCTTGGCATTAATACCAATTGCCGCCTTTGCATCTTTAGTGATAACTCGGTTGCCTTCTCTGTTGTTATTGTTAACCGTTAGTCTTGGAATCTCAAAAGTTCCTTGATGCGGATAACGAATAAGAATAACTTCTTCGCCATCTTTGTAGCCAGGTGCATAAACTTCTTTTTCCGAAAGAGAGGGCAATGGCAAAATAACTTTAGTCGATTGCCGAGGCAATGCCGCGGCTTTAAGCGCGACTGCAGCCTCATCACATTCATCTGCAAATTCCAGCATTAAATGCTTCTTAATTGTGGGATTCGTCAGGGAATTAATCCTTTCGTATTCGGATTCCCTTCTGGATGCATCTAAATCGAGCTGTTTCTTTGCTGTTTCCAATGGCTGCTTAGATAAGAACTGCGAAGCCAAAGTTTTAGACCAGGAATCCCAGTCTTGTTCCTCATTAACAATATTAAGGGCACCTTGATGCTTTTCGCCTTTCTCGTCGACCCAGTCATTCTGCTTTTGAATGGATGCTTTAAACGGGTTTCGCTTGTCAGTCAGATCCTGCTTTTTTAAAACATCCTCAAAATTAGTGCCTTCATGTTTATTTGTGTTAAATATAACATCTACACCATCTGGCATTTTCTTTGGGTCACCATAAACGGCCATTCCTTTGAGGAACGTTTTCTCTTTGCTGCCTTTTACGCTATCTACACCAATACGAACCTGAGCATAGCCATTTTCGCCAATGTCTAAGTCTTTAACGCCAGGCCTGATTTCCATAACGCCATCTTTTTCACGACCACCTTGCTCAGCATAACGAATACTAACCCTTTTGGGATCGATGTTAACTGGGTCGTGAAGAATATCAACGGTTCCATGGCCGTTCTCATTGCATCGTACTTCGTTCAGATTCTTAATATTCTCATAGCTTTCCCTAATTTCAGCAAAAGCTTCCTTTCGACTTTTGTCAGGTGGTATCATAACTTTTGTTGTCGTATATTTGCCGGTGGACATCTGCGGAACTTTAATATAAAGCATCTGATAGCCTTCATCTTTCAAAGAAGCAATAGCGTCTTTCAGTTTATTCTCATTAATGCCTAAATGAGAATTGGTTCCTGCGCCAACATCGACAATGCCCTTTTCACGAATCTGCTTCCCAAGGGCGTCTGCGACATTGAGAATGGAAGTTTCTTTTCTTTCTATATTAGCATCTTTCTTTAAAAGATTTCTAACAGTTCCTTCTGTAACGCCCATTCTCCTTGCAATTTCTATATTTGAAACCCCTTTTGCATGGAGCTTTGATACGTACAGAATATTTGCTACCGACTCTTCTTCTATTGCTTTGGCTCTCCTAGACCTCAATAATGAAGTGCTAGGATTCCCCTTTTCATCAAAGCAACCGAGTTCTTTGGCTATCTCACTATCTTTCTTTCCCATCTTTCGAAGCTCATCGTATCTAGACATAAATGTCCTAGAACGCTGATACTTTTTTCCGGAGCCCCAAGGATAACGCCCGCTATGCCTAGGTGTTCCGTAATGCATCAAATAATCATTCATGGTAGACATTAACCATACAACTCCTTTTGTTGTTTGATGATCTTATCAAACGTTATGATTTTTGACATTATTGGCGCTATGTCTTCGACCATTGGCTCTTCCCGAATAACCTCATCGTTCTGATAAATGCGAAGCTCGCATTCTATGTCTCCGGGTTTATAGCCATACTCTAAACAGAATAATGCCGCATAAATGCGAAGCTGTTCCATATGAGCTGGCGTTACTCCCGTTTTCAAATCATGAATACGCAGGAAGCTTTTACGCTCGTTGAAGCCTATAGCGTCTGCGGTTCCAAAACAATTGTCAGAATAATATAACAGTTGCTCTGGTGTAAGTCCAAAACCAATCGCGTCATTGATGTATTTGTTCAATGTCTCGTTTGTTTGCTTTTGCCGAATTCCGAGTTTAATCGCTTGCTCGGCATAAGCGTGAAGCTGCGTTCCTCTAGCCACAGCCTTAAACGAATCCCAAGACTTCTTCAGCCTTTCTTCATCATAATTGATCCAATGCCACTTGGATGCTCCGAGAAAAGCATGATCAGTCTTTACGTAATGCGTGTTCCAGTTCATTGAGTACCTCCTCCTCATTTTCTGGAAATATAAACGACGAGTATGACATCGCGTTCATTTGATTAACGTAGTATTCCTGGTTTGGCCGCTTTGAAGCAGACCCATCTTTTTTACATTCAAGCGTTGCCCACCGTTCTTTGTATAATACTGTTAAGTCCGGGATGCCTTGAATATAATTCGGGTCATTCTTCATGATGATCGAACCAGGAAGTCGATCTTTGATCTTGCGTATAAGATCGTGTTGAAACTTCGACTCCAGTTTGCTCATCGTTTGCTCCTTTCAAAAATATAAACGAGAAGATTGTGTTAGACACATTTTCTCTTCTCTCTCATTATATACCGTGATTTTTTTTCTCACGTTATTCACCATACGAAATATAAAAGGTCTGACGTATCTAATAAAAGACACATCTTCCCTTCTCTCTCATTATATACCGTGATTATTTTTCTCACGTAATTAAAGAGACTCATATTGGCGTATGGGGCATTAGCCCCGCCTTCTTACATAAATGAAATGCTGTCCTTTGTGCTTAGATTGTACCCCCATT